ATCGCCACAATTGTGGAGGTCTATGAGCCGGGAGCCTATGATGCCGATATTGGGGATTCTCCCGAAGATTGGGCGACGGTTTATGGTATCACAGATGATGAGATTGAGCGGAAAGCGACCGAACAGGAGATGGATAGGAAGTACCGGGAATCCATGCGGCAGCTAAGGGAACAGGGAATTTTGGAGTGAAGGAAAATGACAGAGCAAGTGATACGGGCCATTGAGGCCGCGCTCAAGCGTGGACTGCGGGTGGAGTTGCTGCTGGACAAGGATGGAACCATCAAGGTGCAGACGGTATCCCGCAAGAAACTGAATATTGTTCCCACGCCCTGAATGGTGGGCGGGAAGAGCTGAATGGAGCTGACAGGAGAAATCCTGCCGGCTCCTTTTTTATTTGCAAAGTGAGGTGACGGCATGACCTATCTGGAACTGCTGCAAAGGGCGCTGGCCGAGGAGATCGAGGCCACGCGGCTGTATCTGGCCTGTATGGCCCTGGCACCGCGGGAGGATCTGGGGGTACTGCTGAAGATCAACAAGGACGAGACCGACCATGTGGCGCTGATTTCCTCCCTGATCTCCCGGCAGACCGGCCGGGACGCGGACTATGCCGCAATGGTGCCGGGGGTGGACTGATGGCGGTTGCGTACTATGGCTCCCATATCTCGGAGCACCTGGTCAAGACGCCGGAGGGATACCTGATCTGCTACGATGTGCCGATCAACCGGACCGGCACGCAGATGTATACGGCGGGAGAACTGGGGCTGGAAGGAGAACCGGAGCGGCCAGTGACCGTCTACCGCCTGGAGGAGGACGTGTTCTCTCCGGCGGCGCTGGCCAGCCTGGAGGGAAAGGACATCACCAGGGGGCACCCGGCGGAGATGCTGGCTGCGGAGAACCAGGCTTCTTACTCCAAGGGGCACCTGGAGCATGTGCGCCGGGATGGGGACAACACCGTGGCCGACTTGATTATCAAGGACCCCGGACTGGCTTCCGACGTGGAAAGCGGCGTGCTGAGGGAGGTCTCCTGCGGCTATTATTGCAGGTTTGAACCATACCTGGACGGATACCGGCAGACAAACCTGGTGGGCAATCACGTGGCGGTTGTGCCGAGAGGCAGGGCGGGCCACAGTGTTGCAATAAAAGACCACGCCGCCGGAAAGGCGGAGAAAGGACTGAAACGAATGAAAAAAGAGACCAAAGAGGCGCTCTACCGGTTCTTCGGCCTGGCGGCAAATGACGCTGCACCGGAGGAGCTGGAGCAGTTGACCCGCGATGTGAGTACGGTCGCCACTGCGCTGGACGCCGAACCCGCCGCAAAGGCGCCGGAGGCGGAACCCGCTGGTGATGCAGCCCAGGCTTCTGACGAGATGGTGGAGCGCGCCCCCAAGGGCGACGACATCGGGAGCAAGCTGGACCGCATTCTGGAGATGCTGGAGGCGAAGGCCCGGGGAGGCCGGGGAGAGCGGCCCCTCCACGATGAAGAGGACCTGGACGACCTGATTGAGAAGCTGGCCGGAGAGGAGACGGTGGCGAAGGAGAAGGCGGTCACTATCCCCGCCGAAGAAATGGCGGACCAGTTGATGGAGCCCGGTACACGGGATGCGGCTGTGGCCCTGCTCAAGAAGGTGCGCCCCGCTGTGGCGGCCATCCAGAACCGGGCCGAACGCGCCCGCGTGGTGGATGCGCTGCTCTCCACCATCCAGGGTCCCGATGTGATGAGCGGGATTGTTCAGGCCGCCCGGGACAGCGCACAGAAGGCCGCCGACACGGCCAGGCGCACCAGCTATGAGACTGCCTGCGCCGAGGCGCAGGCCGCCTATGCAGCCCGTAATCCCCACAAGGCGGGGAAGGAGGGGGAATGATGCCCCTTCGTCCTCAGACCATTGGCCGGGATATGTCCCATGGCTTTTCCGGCAGCTATGCCAGACAGCCGGATATGATCGTCACCACCGCCACTTTGGGCGGAGCGGAGGACATACCCTTCGGGATGCCCCTGGTACGGGGGCAGAAGGGCGAGGTGATCCCCATGGGGGCTGGAAACACCGGAAACCAGTTCATCGGCGTGGCCGGCCGGGAGGTCAAGTCCGCGTCCGAGTTTTACAGCCAGAATGAGGGGCGGTACGGCCCGGGAGAACCAGTCTCCGTATTCCAGCGAGGGTGCATCAACGTAAGGTGCCGGAAGGGCGCTCCGGCGGTGGATGGAACAGTCTATGTCCGGGTAACTGTCAGCGGAGGCTATCAGCCGGGCGACTTCGAGGCGGAGGCGGACGGGGAAAACACTGTGGCGCTGGTCAACGCCCAGTGGGGCGGCCCGGCGGACGGGAATGGCGTGGCCGAGCTGCGCATTGCCTATGTGGGGCCAGTGCCCGCAGCGCAGGGCACTGCGGGGCCTCAGGGCCCCAAAGGGGACCCCGGCCCACAGGGGGAACCGGGACCGCAAGGGGAAACTGGGCCGCAGGGGCCCGCAGGACCGGAAGGCCCCAAAGGGCCAAAGGGTGACCAGGGGCCGGCCGGGCCGTCGTATACACTGCCCGCTGCCGCCGCAGCCACCCTCGGAGGCGTGAAGCAGATGGCCGCCATTGCGGACCTGAGCGCAGCCCCCACGCAGCAGGATTTCAACAACCTATTGGCCGCGCTCCGCACCGCGGGGATGCTGGCTACATCGTAAGGAGTGAATATTATGGGACTCAACCCCCAGGTGATCGGCAAGGAAATGCCCCACGGGTTTGCGGGCTGTTACGCCCGGCAGCCTGACATGATTGTAAACACGCGCCCCGCCGGAGGCGGCGCGCCCATTCCCTTCGGCACGCCGCTGAAATACGACGGAGCAGAGGTAGTCCCCATGGGAGCAGCCGCAACCGCGGCCCAGTTTGTGGGCGTGGCCGGAGCTGAGATCAAGAGCGCGCTCACCTATCTGGACCAGAGTCAGGGCCAGTATGCCCCTGGCGAGCCGGTGAGCGTCTTCCAGCGCGGGGCCATCAATGTGAAGTGCCAGCGCGGCACTCCCGCTCTGGGCGGCGCGGTCTATGTCCGCATCACCGCTAACGGCAGCTTTTCCACCGCCGCTGTGGGAGGCTTTGAGGCAGAGGACGACAGCGGCAAGGTGGTGCAGCTCACCAATTGCCAGTGGGCAGGGCCCGCCGATGCCAACGGTGTCGCGGAGCTGCGTATCCTGACCATGAACAACGCCTGATAGGAGGGACATAGAATGAGCTTTCAGAATGTAGGAACCTACAATGCGGGGGTGTTTACCCCCAAGGCGGCCGGTCCCGCCCCCGTGGGCGGCGTGCCCGTCATGGACGCCGACGGCATCGCCTCTGGGGGCGCCTTTCTAGTGAGTGAGCTGGAGAAGCGCGACCCCCTGATCCGCAAGCCACTGACCAGCTTTACCTATCCCAGGGACATCGTGATCCAGACCGGCGGCGGCTGGGTGGACTACGTGTCCGCCATGAGCGTGGCCTATGGTATCACCGGCGGCGCGGTCAACAGCCCCGTGACGGCCGGCGGCGCCAACGGCATCCCCGTGGTGCAGGCCAGTGTGGACAAGGGGGTATACAAGGCCCACGTGTTCGCCGCCGCCCTGCGGGTGATGTTCCAGGATATGCAGCGGGCCAACTACATCGGCCGCAGCCTGGACAACCTGCTCCAGGACGGCGTGAGAATGGCCTACGACAAGCACATGGACGCCAATGGTTATGTGGGTATCGGGGACTACGGGACCACCGGCTTGGTCAACAACCCAGACGCCACCGAGACCACCGCCGTCAACGGCGCAAAGGGCACCGCCGCCTGGGCCACCAAGACCCCCCAGGAAATCCTCAAGGACGTGAACGACGCCATTACCTCTGTGTGGGCCGCAAACGAGTACGACGAGACTGCTGTGCCCAACCACATCCTCATTCCCTATGAGCAGTACAACTACATCCTCACCACTATGGTTACCGACCTGGCCACCGAGACCATCTATGACTTCCTGCTGAAGAACAACGCGGCGGCCAAGAACGGCGGCTCCCTCTTCATCGGGGCCACCCGGTGGTGCAAGGGCGCGGGTACCGGGGACAAGGACCGGATGGTGGTCTATGTGAACCACGAGCGCTTCGTCAAGATGGACGAGCTGGTGCCCATGAGCCGCATTATGTCCGCCCCTAACGTGGCCAATGTGTGCTACGACACCGCCTACATGGCCAACCTCTCCGAGGTGCAGATCTTCTACCCCACCTCTATCCTGTACGTGGACGGCATCTGAGGAGGGCGCGCATGTTTGTACTGAGCAAACGGAACATTGTCATTCCCGCCCCGGACGGCTCTGCTTCCGTCCGGCTGCGGGCTGGCATGATGGAGACTGTGCCCGGCTGGGCGGCTGAGACGGACTATTTCCGGGCCCTTGTCAGAGATGGAAAAGTTGTGCCCTCCGGCACTTCCGACAGGGAGGGACAGAAAGCGGCGGAGAAAAAGGTAAAGACCCGACGGGGCGCGGAGACCACCGAGGAATAGGAGGCGGGAGCCATGTTTTACTGGGGCCAGCCGCAATTTTACGGTGTGCGGGCCGCGGCGGCCAACCTTGGCAACAGCGCGGGGAATTACACGGCAGAGCAATTCCAGGAGGATTTCCCGCAGTTCTTTACCGGGTTGGGGGAGAGCTTGCTGCCCAGGACCATGCTGGATGAGTTCATCCGGCAGGCCAATGCTGCCATCCAGCCGGACAAGTGGCTGGACGGCTGGCGGTACGCCGCAGGGCTGTATACGGCCCACTATGCCACGCTCTACCTGAAAACCTACGCGCCCTCCAGCGAGACGCCCGGGCAGGCCGCGGCCACCGGGGCGCTGGTGGGGGTGGTGGCCTCGGCCAAGCTGGGGCAGGACAGCGTCACTTATGACACAGACGCCCTCACGAAAGCGACGGAGGACTGGGGCGACCTGAACGCCACCCAATACGGGCAGCTTCTGGCCACAAAGGCCAGGCTGGTGGGCATGGGAGGGAGTTATGTCTTATGAATTTCCGCGACTGGTACACCGATACCGTGGACATCTGGCGGGTGGTTCCGGTACAGGATGGGAGCTTGACACGCCACGAGCGGAGAGAGCTGTACCGGAATATCCCTTGCCGCCTCTATCAGGTGGAAGCGCCGGAGGTCCGCATGAGCCAGGCCGCGGCATCAGCAGACCAAAAGGACTGGCTCCAGTGTGACAACGAAGTGGACATCCAGGCGGGTGACGAGCTCATCATTCACCGGGGGGCGGTTCTCGGCAAGAGCATCCCGGACATACGCGCCTTTGCCTCCGGCCCCAACCACTTTTTTGAGCCCTTCGGGGCTATCATGCCGGGACTGGCCCACCAGGAAATCCGTCTGCTCCAGCAGGAGCGGGTGAAAGGCGGTGTGGAAGATGAACCTGGAGGAGCGCATAAGGCAGCTCAGACAGGCTAAGACGCAAATTCCGGGTATTCTGGCGCGGGCCGGAATGAATGCTGCCCTACGGGCCGTGGAAAAGGCAGTGGAGGAGACGCCGCCCACCGTCAACAGTCTGCGCGGAACCAACACCCGCACCGGAGAGATGAAGCAGCACTGGGTGACCGACAGCCGTCCCAGACCGGTACGGCAGGGGGACAGCTATGTGTCGGAGCTCAACAACGACAAGCAGTACGCCTCCTTTGTCAACGACGGGCACCGGATGGACCGCCACTTTGTGCCTGGGCTGGTCATCAATCCGGGCTCCGGGCTGCTGGAATTTAACCCAGACGGAACGGGCGGTATCGTGGTAGGTACCCGGACGGCCTATGTCCCCGGCCTGTTCATGGTAGACAAGGCGGTGGAGGAGTACCGCCGGGTACTGCGGGAGGAGTTGAAGGGATTGGAGGAGCTGATGGAATGAACCTGACTGTAACCACCATCGCCAAATCCTTGGCGGACTACCTGGCCCCCTGCTTCCCAAGTGTGGCCTTCTACGAAGACCCCAACCAGCAGGGCAGTATTCCGCCCTGCATGTTTCTCCAGACCCGTTACAACTATACAACCCTGGAGACCGGCGGGCTCTGGAGGCGGAGGCTGGGGCTTGACCTCAC